AATTTTAGTTTATTGTAAGAAAATAGATGTGGTTGTACCAAATAAAAACAAAAACGCTAGAGCTTTGATGAACAAACGGGCGAGAGAAGATAAGTTTGCAGGGGCTTATGTTCAAGACCCAATACAAGGTAGACACGAGTGGGTTTATGATTTAGATATTACATCTATGTATCCAAGTGTTATTAGGTCATTGAATATATCTCCAGAAACAAAAATTGGTAAAGTTGTGGGATGGGATTCTAAAGAATTTATTAAAAAGGATAATAAAAAAACATATACTATCGAGGTAGGTGGAAAAGATAAAGGAAAATTAACAGAATCGGAATTAAAAGAGTATTTTGGAAAAACTACTGTATCAATTAGTTCTAATGGTATTTTGTATCGGATGGATAAAGTAGGATTAATTCCAGCAATTCTTGGTAAGTGGTTTGACGATAGAGTTCAATTTAGAAAATTAGCAAAACAATTTAACGATGACGGAAATGAGGAAAAGTTTCAATATTTTAATAGACGACAATATCTACAGAAGATTTTGTTAAACTCGTTATATGGTGTATTGGGATTACCTGTTTTTAGGTTTTATGATATTGATAACGCCGAGGCAACAACTCTTACAGGACAAGAACTTATTAAGTTTAGTAAGAAGATTACAAATCATTATTATAATAGAGAACTTGGAACGGATGAAGATTATGTGATTTACATAGATACAGATTCTATTTTTGCATCAGCCACACCGTTGGTTAAATCAAGACATAAAGGAATTGATACTAACGCAGAAGCTACTATGACACAACATATTCTAAATATTGCAGATGAGATTCAATTGTATTTGAACCAGAGTTATGATTTATTTGCCAAGAGATTTTTAAATTTAGATAAACATTATTTTGAGATTAAACAAGAGGTTATTGCAAAGAGTTCATTATTCATTACCAAGAAACGATATGGAATGAAAATTATCAATGAGGATGGTAGGAAAGTTAATAAAACTCTAGTTAAGGGATTAGATACAGTAAGAAGTTCTTTTGCCAAAGGAATGAAGACCTTATTATCAGAAGTATTGGAAGATTTATTGGCAAATGTACCTAAAGAACAAATTGATAAACGAATTTTTAAGTTTAAAAAAGGTATGAAGGCTATGGATTATGATGATATAGCCTCACCGACAGGAGTTAAACGATTAGGTAAATTTGTTAAAAATATAGATGACAGAAATTTTCAAGTTATGGATAAAAATATAGGTGGTAAACTTATAACAACTTATTATATGAAAGCAACTCCAGTTCATGTAAAGGCTTCATTGGCATATAATGATATGATTGAGTATTATGGTAAGAAGAAATATCCTAAAATAATGGGTGGAGAAAAGATTAAATGGGTTTATTTAAAACAAAATCCTCTTAGTTTAGCAGTTTTAGCATATAAGGGGAATGAAGACCCACCAGAAATTTTACAATATATTAAAGAATATATTGATGTTGATAAGTTATATAATCAGGCACTTAAAAAGAAGATTAAAATGTTTTATGATGCGATGGGATATGGTTTACCCGTTGATGAAAGATATACTTTGGAAAGATTTTTTTGATTTTGGAAGATAAAATAGATATATATATGTATATATCAAAAATAATAAATGTAATATAGGAGATAGAAAATGAATAAAGCTTATTTAGATAGATTTATAAGTAAATATTCGCTTGGAGATAGTGTTAATTCGGTTGTATGGAAAGTGAATGATGAGGTTTTAACTACTGATTTTATCACTTTGGATAAATCTTTACTTGGAAAGGTTACTTTAGATACTTTTCAGTTTGATGATGTACAGTTGGGAATTTATGATACGAAACAACTGGCTAGTTTATTGGGTGTTTTAAATGATGATATTAATTTAACAGTAGTTAAATCACAAGATAAAGTGGTTTCAATTAAATTTGAAGACTCATATGCATCTGTAAATTATATGTTGAGTGATTTATCGGTTATTCCTGATGTTCCTCAAATGAAAAGTGTTCCAGAGTTTGAATTATCGTTGAAAATAGATAGTTTGTTTATAGCGAAATTTATTTCTGGTAAAAATGCATTAGCAGAATCTGAAACGTTTACAGTTTTAACAGATGAAAATACGGATAGTTGTAAATTTGTTATTAACTATTCTGCTATTAACACTAATAGAGTTAATTTACCAGTAACGGTTGATACTTTTAGTGATGTCGGCCCATTATCCTTTAACGCGGAACTGTTCTCAAAAGTTTTACAGGCTAATAAAGAATGTGAAAGTGCAAGTATGGAAGTTTCGAGTAAAGGATTGGCAAGAGCCTCTTTTAAAGTAGATAATTATGAGGCTATTTATAATTTAGTTGCTAGTCAAAGTGTAGATTAACCATATAGGTTATCAATGTATTTAGATTACTTTGATAAGTTTAAAAATATGGAGCCTTACCTTAAAATAGATAAAAAGGAGTGGGCTTACATAAAAGAAACTTTTGATAGACCAGATATTCAGGAAACTCTCGTAGAGATTTTGAAAGATTATGAGTTACCTACTCAAGAGTTGACCATAAAAGATGCATACAAAGATTTTATGAAGTTAAAGGGTATTCAATGGCCCGATTATTTAAAAGAATCTGAATGGTACGCAAGGTCAGAATATAAATGGCCGTTAACTAAGAAAATTATACGAAGGATAAATAGAGGAAATGACGCCAGTAATTATTTTCAACAGTATAATAGATGGTCGGTAGATGGAACTATTTCTCCAGGTCCAGTTAGAACTTGGGGGAATCCAAAGTTTATGTATACTTTGTTAGGTTCATTATTTACACTTGAGGTTGAGAAGGTAGATAGGGGAACATTAAGGTCTTGTATTGGACTTCGTAAGTATATATGTTCTCAATTCAAACCAAATGTAGCAAAATCAATTTATGATATGTTTAAGGCAGAGAATATACTTGATTTTTCTATGGGTTGGGGTGATAGGTTGGCAGGATTTTACGCGAGTGATTATGGGAAACATTATGTGGGAATAGACCCAAGAAAAGAAAATCATCCTATTTACAACGAACAATCAGAGTTTTATGAGAAACACTTGGGATTTTTCGAACACGAGAGAAAGTCAGAATTTCATTGTTCACCAGCAGAGGAGTTTGATTTTTCACAATATGATAATCATTTTGATTTGGTATTCACTTCACCACCATATTTTAATGTAGAGAGATATAGTTATGATGATACACAAAGTTGGGTTAGATATAAAGATATAGATGATTGGAATACAGAGTTTTTACAGAAAACGTTGAATAATTTATGGAGAAGTATTAAGAGTGGTGGATATTTATTAGTGAATATAAGTGATGTAAATGCATCGAGTAAAGGTAGGAAGGCAAAAGGTTGGCTACCTATTTGTGATCCGATGAACGACTTTTTAGATACTTTTAAAGATAGTGAATATAAAGGTTGTGTTGGTTATGAAATGGCAAAAAGACCAAATTGTATCGGAGTTGGAACTGCTAAAGTAACAGAAGAAACTAACAGAAAACCAGAATATATATTACCCGACAAGGAAGGGTTATTTGGAGAACCAATTTGGATTTGGAAAAAAATATGATAACACGTGAAGATCATGGGTTATGGGTAGAAAGATATCGGCCTTCAACAATGGAAACTTACATTGGGAATGAACATCTCAAAAGTAAGGTATCCATTTATTTGGAGAGTGGAGACTTACCGCATCTTTTGCTATACGGAAGAGCCGGTACAGGTAAGACCACTCTCGCCAAACTACTTGTAAAGAATATAGAGTGTGATTATCTTTATATTAATGCTAGTGATGAGAATAATGTAGATACAGTTAGAACTAAAGTGAAGACCTTTGCATCCACTATGGGATTTAAGGATATGAAGATTATTATTTTAGATGAGTGTGATTATATTACACCAAATGCACAGGCGGCACTTAGAAATCTAATGGAAACATTCTCAAAACATTGTAGGTTTATTCTAACTTGTAATTATGTAGAGAGAATTATAGACCCAATACAATCACGGTGTCAATCATTTCAGATTATTCCACCATCAAAGAAAGAAGTGGCAGTACATTTATCAAATATATTAAATAATGAGAATGTAACTTTTAAAGTAGATGATATAGCAACTATTATTAATGGTGGATATCCTGATATACGAAAAGTTATAAATACATCACAAAGACAAGTTGTAAACAATGAACTTAAATTGGATGCACAAGAAATTATATTGAGTGATTATAAATTAAAATTATTAAAAGTAATACAAACTAAAAGTAAAACAAGAAAGGAAATATTTACAGAAATAAGACAAATACTGGCAGATGCAAAGGTTACAGACTTTGCAGATTTTTTCAGATTATTATATGATGAAGTAGATACTTATGGGAAGGGTCATATAGCAGAATGTATTTTGATTATTGCTAGATATGAATCATCCGATACCCATGTAGTAGATAAAGAAATAAACGCAATGGCAATGTTAATAGAATTATTAGGAGTAATTACATAATGGAAGAAAAGTATTGGGGAGAGAAAAAACCTCCTGTGAAGAAAGCAGTAAATAAAGAAGCTACAGAAAAACATATAGGAGTACATGAAAATAAGATTTATTATTATTCTGGAGTACATAGAGAGGGTGCTGTAGAATTAAATAGGAAAATAGGAGAATTACAAGTAAGAAGTCTTACGATGGCAAATAACTTGGATGTAGAACCTTACCCTATTCATCTATACATAAATTCAGGTGGTGGTTCAATCACCGCAGGTATTTCATCTATGGATACTATACTGAGATGTAAAGTTCCAGTTTATACTTATGTTGATGGTTTTGCTGCAAGTGCAGCAACATTCCTTTCAGTAGTGGGTAGTAAAAGATATATTTCAAGACATTCTTATATGTTAATACACCAATTATCTTCAAACTTTTGGGGAAAATATTCAGAGTTTCAAGACGAAAAACAAAATTTAGATTTGATGATGGATACAATTGTAAATGTATATAAGGAATATACAAAAGTTCCAGTCAGAAAATTAAACGAAATATTAAAACATGATTTGATGTGGGATGCTAAAACGTGTTTGAAATACGGATTAGTGGACGAAATCATTTAAATAAAATAACAGGAGAAGAAAAATGGCATCAGCTAAAGAACTACATGCAAAAATCAAAGAACACTTCGAGGAATTTGATATAAATCACGAAGCACACGTTGAAAAGGGCAATAAAGCCGCAGGTGGTAGAGCTAGAAAACATATTGGAGAGATTAAGAAACTGGTTACAGGTTATCGTAAAGCTTCAATATCTCAATCAAAGAAGTAGGAGAATATATGTGGAAACATATTGGAGATATACCCGTGAGTCGGGATGAACATATCGCGAATTTGGAAGAACAATTTTTTGATTTATTTCCAGATTGTGAAGATAAAAATAAGGCACTCGGTTTGTTCAATGAGATTGTTCAACATTTGATCGTAAGAACAGATAATATTTTTTCAGAGGATACAAAATGAGTACAAAACCAATGAAACCTTTATCTAAACCTAAAGAAACTGTAGATTTATCAAAGGCAGATACTTTACAATGTGAGGAATGTGATAATTATTTGTTTATTACCTCATTTGTGATAAAACGAGTTTCCGCAATTTTATCACCAACAGGACAAGAAGGATTAGTTCCAATTCAAGTCTATAGTTGTGGTAATTGTGGTACAGTTCCAAAAAAGTTATTAGAAGGTAGCGGACTTGAAACCTAAAGGTTTATTTGATCATATTAATCAAATAACATCTAATCAAACAAACGATTATTGGAACACATTAACAGAATCAGATAAGAAAACCTGGTCTAATTATATGATTAATAGGTTTCTTTCTATGAAAATGGAGTGGACAGATTTTGTAAATGAAATACAGAAATTAAAGCTGGCTCCGCGCCAGCTTTATTTGGTATATTCTAATGTATTACCAAAAGGTAAACAGTATTTAAAATATATTAAGAAGAAAAAAGACCCTATTTATAATACACAAGTCATTCAGAAAGTCTCTGAATATTTCGAAATCAGTCAATCCGAATCGGAAGACTATTTAAAATTATTATCAAAAAAACAAATTAGAGAACTGGTATCCAAATATGGATATACAGATAAAGAATTAAAACAAATGGGATTGTGATATGATAGTCCCAAATAATATATTAGACGAGATGGAGAAAAAACACAAAATGAAAGTTATTAAAGATAAACCAACAAAAGAAAATTATGTTGAAGATATAGATGAACAAGCTCACGCACAAGGTCGTGGGAGTAGTTATGATGTCATAGAACAAATGGAAAACGAATGGCCTCAAATGACCAGAGAGTTCAAGAAGATTCAACGAGAACAATACGAATTGTTCTTACACAAGCAACACGATTACGGCCCAGGTAATATTTCTGTTGGTACACAATTACAAACACCAGAAGAAATTAAATTATCACTTACAGGGTTATGGTTTCGTATGAATGATAAGATACAGAGATTAAAAACCTTATTGATGGGTGATAAACAATCAGCCGTAGATGAACCATTAGAAGATGCATATTTAGATATATCTAATTATGGTATTATGGCTACTATTGTTAAGAATGGTAAATGGGGAAAATAGAGTTTAATTAGGAGATTACAAAATGAAAATTTTTATACAATCTAACGATCCAACTTATTTAGTGGCTAAGGTTGCTGAATATTCCTTTTCAAAATTTGGAAATATGGATATAACTATTTTGAATGTGAATGATTTTAAGTATTTATGCTCACACGAGAATAAATTATTTAACAGAGGAACTAAGATTAGAGAATGGAGAAAGAGTTCAATACAATCTTTTTTTCCAACAAGATTTTTTGTAGGTGATTTATTTCAAGGAGAATGTCTTATAATTGATCCTGATATATTTTGTGTAAAAAATCCAACAGAATTGTTAACTGATATTGATACTACTAAACTTAATGTAGTGAAAAATAATAATGAACCTCCATATAATTTTGATGGATATCATTCTTCAGTAATGTATGTGGACACAAATATATTGAAATGGAGTGAAGAAAACGTAGTAAATGATATGTTTGATTTATCTAAAGATTTTGATGATTATATGAGACTTTATAATTATGATGTTAATTTATTGAATGAAAATAAATATCAATCGTTTGATAAAATAACTGATGAAACTATTTTTATACATATGACCAGAACTGAAACACAGCCCTGGAAAACAGGATTAGGATATAAAGAATATGAATTACATAATCGCCCAAAAAATTATGGAGAAAAATTTAAGGTTTTTGAAAAACATCAAAGCGAATCTGTAGTAAATTTTTTCTTTCAATTATGCAAAGAGGCATTGGAATGTAATTTTATTGATGAAAACATTATTAACAAATCTATTGATAATGGATATGTTAGAAGAGATTATTGGTCATGTCTAAAATAACTAATAAAGAAGGTAAACAAATACCTACTGATATGTGGATTAATGAAAATCATCCTGAAAATGGAGTTTTTAAAGTATATTGGTCAAAAAACGGCGGAGTGTCACTAAAAGATGAGGGATTGAATCAAAGATATGAATGGATTTATAAAGATGGTAAAAGAGGGAATGGCCCATCTAAAGGGTGGTATCCAAATGGACAAATAAAACAAATATGGAATTGGACAAATGGATATAAAGATGGATTATTTAGATTTTGGTATGAAAATGGCCAAATATTTTATACAGGAATGTTTGTTAATGGAAAAAAGGATGGAAAATGGACTTGGTGGTATGAAGATGGGACTAAAGAAATGGAAAAAATATATAAGAAAGGTCGTCCTGATGGAGTATGGCGTTGGTGGAATGAAAGTGGTGAATTAATGAAAAGTGGTGAGTATGTAAATGGGATGAAACAAGGAATGTGGAATTATTATTATGATCAAGGCCAGAAATATTTTGAAGACATTGAAAGACAGATTCGAGAAGGTGGTGGACATTGGAACTGGATAGATGAAAGTTATGGAACTGATGA